TCACCATGAAGCACATGAAGCTCATGAAGCCCTGATTTTCCCCCCTCCATGTTCTCCATGTTCTCCATGGTGAATCTCTCCTCTCTTTGACTCCGCGCCTCTTGCATGAGGCGATTTCAAGACCCGCTCGAACTGCTGCTCCTACTCTGCGCGGCGATGCTGGCCGCCACGATTGCCCTCTTCGGCGTGACAGGCTGCACCTCGGCCCCCAAGGCCGTGCTGACTCCCTCCCCGGCAGCGGTCGTCTCATCCGTCTCTGCCGCAAAGCAGTCGGCCTCTCTCCTCCGTGCCAATGTCAACCCGCTCGGACTGCGGACGCTCGAACAACTCAACGCCCACCTTGACCAAGCCAGCACCGCGCTGACCGACTACGCCGCCAAGGTGGATGATCAGAGCGTCAAGCTTGTCCAATCCCAAGAGCAGGCCGAACTCTGGAAAGCGAAGCAGAGGAAGGCACTCAAGGAGGTCGCCTTCTGGCGCATGGTGATCATTGTCGAGATCGCCTGCATGGGTCTCTGGCTGGCATGGCGCATCTACCGCCCCCGCTTCCTATGATCACATGTTTCCTCGCTGGTGCGCTCGGATCGCTCCTTATGTTCCTGACCATATGCTTCCTGCCGGAGATCGGGGACTTCCTCAAACGCTTCCGCAAATGACATTCCTGCGCGGGCTGCTCTCCGACGCCCCCGGGTCGCCCTCGATGACCCGCTTCTCGCTCGCGGTCGTTCTCTCGCTGGTCGTCCTGGTCATCGGGCGCTGGCTCGTCACCGGACAGGACATCCCTCACGGCGTCGGCTCCCTCCTCGAAATCACGCTCGCCACCGCAGCGGGCGCCAAGGTCGTCCAAAAGTTCGCCGAGAAATGAAACGCTCAGACATTCTCAACGCCGCAGAAGATGCGGGCCTCCCCTCCCGATTCCGCAAATCGCTCGGCCTCGTCCTGCGCTGGGAATGCGTCTATGAAAAGGACGGCGAGACGATCAGGTGGGAGAACGACCCCGACGACCCGGGAGGGGCCACCTTTGCAGGGCTGACGGTGAAGCACGACCGAATCGCGCCACCGCCAGCCGAGCCGACCGCCCGAGCCATCGCCGCGCATTACTATGAAATGGACTGGATGCCCTTCGCCGGCCTTCCTTCACCCGTGCAGGAAGTGGCCTTTGTGCAGGGAGTGAACCAAGGCACCCGCACCGCGGTCAGGATGCTTCAAAACTCGATCAATGACTACGGGGCCGGGCTGACCGTGGACGGCATCCTCGGCGAAAAGACCCGCAGATCCGCGATGGCGTCGCCAGATAGCCACGGGCTCGCCATGGCCTTCCTCCAAAAATCCCGCCGCCGCTACGAGGCGATCATCGCTGGCAACCCCCGGCTTGAAAAGTTCCGCAACGGCTGGATGAACCGCCTCGAGGCAGTGAAGAAGGAACTAGTGGCCTGACATCGCAACGGGCGATTTCAAAGCGGGAGCTTTGACACGGCCTCCGAGAGTATGGCTAAAAAAACCGCCACCGACTGGGGCAGTGTCGCCCGGTCAGCGCAGGAACGCGCTCACTCAGCCGAGATCGGAGACCTCAAGCGTCAACTCGGCAACTACCAGCAACTCGTCAGCGAGTTGGAAGCCCAGTTGGATGTCGCCTCTGCCATCGGATCACGCAAGCTCTCGAAGAAGGCACTCAAGCCTGTCACACTCGACCAGGGGGAGGCCGTCGCTGTCCTCTGCGCCTCGGACTGGCATGTCGAGGAGACGGTCACCTCGGCCTCCACGAATGGGCTGAATGAGTTCAACCTTGGGATCGCCGAGGATCGTATCCGCAAGTTCTTCACCTCGGCGGTGCGCCTCACCGAGATCCAGCGCGGCGGCTGCAAGGTCGAGCAGGCCGTCCTCTGGCTCGGTGGCGATCTCATGTCGGGCTTCATCCATGAGGAGCTTCAGGAGACTAATGAACTCACCCCGACCGAGACTATCCTCTGGCTCAAGGATCAGCTTGCCGAGGGCATCGCCTACCTCCGTCAGCAGTTCTCCTCGATCAAGATCGTCTGCAACTACGGGAACCACGGCAGGACGACCAAGAAGCCCCGCCATGCCACAGGCTACAAGAACAGCTACGAGTGGCTGCTCTACTCCATCCTCTCCTCGCAGATCACGGGGGATGACCTTGAATGGGTCGTCGCTGATAGCTACCTCTCCTTTGTCCCGGTCTATGATCGTGTCATCCGCTTCCACCACGGGGACGGGCTGAAATATCAAGGCGGCGTCGGCGGTCTCACCATCCCGACCGAGAAGGCCATCGCAAGTTGGAATCGCGCCAAGGTTGCCGACCTCGATGTCTTCGGACACTGGCATACCCAGCAGCAGAATCCTAAGTGGGTAAGTAACGGCTCGCTCATCGGCTACAACGCCTACGCCGTCTCGATCAAGGCAGGCTACGAGCGGCCCCAGCAGACCTTCTTCCTCTTCGACCGCAACAGAGGCCGCACCATCACCGCCCCCATCATCCTGTAAGTCATGGGCCTATCCGTTCCTCCACCTCCCGACTGCTCCGATGAGGAGTTCCGTCGATACATTGGCCGCGCCATGTTGCCAACGATCACCACGGGTATCTTTGCCCTATGCGTCTTACTCTTCCTTGTCATTTTCCTATCTCTGCGCCTCTGCGTCTCTGCGGGATAACCTTCAGACTTCAGCCTTCAGCCTAACCACCTCCCTCCCATGAAATGGAAAAAACTCCTGCATAAGCAGAACGCCCGTCACTACGCATGGCCTCCCGGCTGGGATACTGCCGAGCAGATCGCCGAGCAGTTGGAATGCTCCCCTGAGCGAGTCCGCGAACACCTTGCCCCATCGATCCGGGCAGGCGAAGTCGAGTGCAAGCAGTTCACCATCTGGGATGCCGAGACAGGCAGGAAGGTCATCAAGACCGGCTTCCGCATCGGTGGGCAGAAGAAACCTGAGACCGGAAACCTGAAACCTGAAAAGCCCTCGACTCTCGACTCTCGACCCTCGACTCGGCCTCGTGACCGCTGGCCCTTCTTCGAGGGGGCAAAGATCCGCCGCATGGACTCCCCCCGGATCGGCGTCGTGAAGGGTGGCCGCATTGAGTGGGAGGATGGCCGCATCGCCATCCCAAGCAAGAGCCAACAAACCAAGCTGAGACTGGCGAAGTAGGCGGGACATCCCCTTCATCCCTGTGAGCGTCGTCACCGAGAGCGAGCAACTCCCCGAGGGGAAAATCCGCTGGTGCCTGTCTCTCGACGTAAAGATCGACGGCATCGAGCTTCCCTTCCGTCTCCGCTTCTCCACTGACAACCACGAGGACATGCTGGACGCCCTCGCAGACTTCCATTCCATGCTCCTGGACAAGATCGAGGAACGCCTGCAATGAAGCTTCCCCGGACGCTGAAGATCAGGGATCGGAAGCTCGGAAAGGAGAAGGCCCTCGGTCAGGCAGTCGCGCCTGACCTAATCGAAGTCGACCCGACCAAGAACAACAGCAGGGAGAGGCTCGATACCGTCTGCCACGAGGCACTCCATCTGCTCCTGCCAACCGAGCCAGAAGTGCGAATCATCGCCCTCGCCAACCGCATGAGCGACCTCCTTTGGAGGGATCGTTGGCGAAGGATTGAGTGGTAGTCTGGCCCTATTTCTTGGGCTTGCAGGGTGGGGGGAGGAAGGGATTAAACTCCCCAGTCTCCAGCCGATCTAGGCCGGCCATGATGGCGAGCCGGTAAAGGTCGGTCTCCTCGATGGTGCTCCTGGCGGCCAACTTACGGACGCGATCAATCAGTGCCTGCGGCACCCTGAGCGTCTTGACCACGTTCTTCTGAATCATCCCCAGCAATCTGACCGTCCAGCCCTCCTTTGAAAATTGTATTGTCTTGCGTAGTCATTAAACTACAAACGACCACGCCATGATGGGGCACTCTACCCTTTATTTCCCCGAACGCAAATGGGGTGGGGGAGTCTCCGCAACCCGCAGCTCCAGCGCTGGACCGCTGTAGTCGGAGGGGTAGATCAAGGCAGGTTTGCGTCGGTTGACCCGGTCGGAATTGATAAGGCTCTGGACGTAGACGGCTTGAGAGAGGCCCAGCTCTGTCGAGCGAGCGTGAATAAATGGAACCAACTCGCGCGGAATACGCACGGTGTACCAAGCCGCGTCGGGTTTTGTGGGCCTTGCCATGTCTTTAAGTTCACCCTGTTTTCTCGTCCTATCAATTTTTTTAACCTTTTTTCATAAATCTTGTTGACGCAATAAGCGTGATGCCTATACAAAGCTAAACCATACGACCAATGAACAACACGGAACTCCTCAATAAAACTCAGTTGGCCGAGCGTTTAGGCCGCTCGAAGGGCTATGTCAGCGCAATGTGCAGGGCTGGATTCTCGACGCCATGCGGTCGCACGACGCTCAAGTCAGCCCTCGAATGGATGGCTGAAAACCCTGACTTCCGCGTGGCCGACGCCTACGCGCCAGCGCCGATCATTTCCCGAAAGAAATCTTCTGCAAAAACTCGGCAGACTGCGATGGCCTGACCCGCTGATACAAGCGATGCACCGCCGGACCACTATGATGCACAAAGGCCATAGCGACAGCCTGGGGGACTCCCGCAAGGGCGGCCTTGGTGATCCACGTCGCCCGGAGGCCGTGGTGGACCTTGTGAATCCCGAGTCCGTCAAGCCATCGGCGCATCTTGATGGAGTTCAACAGGGCCACGTCGGCGAGGGTGGCCTTGCCGGCCTTCCTGCGAGCCTCGACAATAGGCTTCAGCAGGATGGCCGCCCGGGGATCAAGGGGCTGCACCCAGTCGGCACGCTTCCCCTTCATGACCTCCTTGGGCCAGTAAATCATCCCTGCCTCAAAGTCGATGGCGGAGAGGGGCACCTGCACCTGTCGCCCTCGGGCAGCCTGGTAGGCTCCGAGGATGAGTGCGACGCGAATCCACTCCCGATCTCCCTTCAGCTTCTCACTCGCGCTCAGGGCCTTCGCAAACTCCTCGTCAGTCCAGGGCTCGTATTCCCTGCGGGCTTCGGACTTCCAGCCCAGCTTGTCGGTGACGATCTCGCGGCAGTGGCCACGGGCCTTGGCCTCCTTCAGGATCACGCCGAGCGTCCGGATCTCGCCGATGACGGTGTTGATTCTCGCGCCGAGGTTGCGGGCCTGAGAGTCGGGATCGCGCCAGGCACGGTAGTCGGAGAGGGAAGCCCTCGTGATGTCGAGTGGGTGTCTGTGGCCTTTGGCCTGCATCCACTTGCTCAGGTGCCGCCACTGCCGCTGGTAGACAGAGAGGGTGGTCGTGGTGCTGCTGCCGTATTTTTCAACCAGCCACGGCTCAACCCAGTTGGCGAAGTCTCCGGAGAGTTCCCGCTTCCCTGCACTCATCTCCTCGAGGGAGAGCCGGGCGCACAGGGCGAGGGCCTTCCTCTCCCCAGCACGATCACCGACACGCCACTCCGTGCGCTCGCGAACCCATCGTCCCGCGACCTTGCGCTGAATCCATATCATCGGGGAGGAATTTCGGTAGTAAATCTTGGCCATGTTTGTGTCCCACGTGTCCCAAGACAGAGTAAAAAAAACAACAAAAAATAAAATCCTACAGAGAGAAAATGAAAAACGTAGAAACAAACCCACAGACTCTAGATCTGGGTTCGATTCCCAGCGGGGTCAGTCTTTATCAGCCTCTAGCGGCTGTTTGTCCCAAGGTTGTCCCAAACTTTTTGGGGGAGGGGGCAAAATGATCGCCCTCATCTTTGCCATGTTGGCGGGGGTCCTCTTTGTGGGCCGTCGGGAGTTTTCTGAGGTTCTGGCCGGGCTGATTGCCCGTTTCATGGGAGGTTCCCGATGAGCGATCCGACTCTCGAAGCCGCGCTGGAATATGTCCGGAGCTTCCAGAAGAAGCCGACCTCTCTGCTGGGCCGCATCTGGGGTTGGTATCGCCGGGTCACCGGCTATGAGGCGGCTGTGAAAGATAGGCTTTGGCGGGAATACATGCGCCTGCTCAAGGAGGCCGGCAAATGAGCAACGCCCTCGCATCCCAGGAGGTGGTCCGTTCCCTCTCCTTCATCCACAATCTCGGCGGCATCCGACGTCCGGAGCGCCGCATGTCCTACCCGATGACCGACGCTGAGAAGGTCGGGTGGAAGGCTACGGAATATGCCCTGAAGCGGCTCAAGCGAGTTTACCCGGAGGAAAACCTATGAGCGCCGACACGACCTGTGCCCTTGCCTTGGCAATCCTGCTGCTGCTGGCCCTCTTCATCCTTCCAAAATCATGAATGACCTGAATGACCTCGGCATCTGCACGATGCCCCTCTGCACGGCCCCGGCGAACTGGGTAGCCGGCCTGCCGGTCACCGATGAGCAGACCGGAGTGGAGAGCTATCCGTGGCGGCTCTGTGACTGCTGTCAGGAGTCTCTGCTGGGTGCCTCGGATCTGCTGCATGGCGAGGTTGCGGTGGCTGCGGGTATCTGCGCCCCCGATGAGATCTCTTGGTGCTTGGAGGCGTCGAGGACGGCGGTCGCTCAACTCAAGAAGCTGGAGGCCCTGAAAAAACCATGATCTCTGCTTCACCATGTGCTGCTGACCGGGCATGGGTCAATGACTCCATCGAGGCACTTCGTCAGCCATACAATCCATCCTATGACCCGATCAGGGAGATCGATCTGAGACATATTTTGGAAAGTCTGCCCGAAGACAGTCGGGAGTTTCTGGAGGAGTATATTGATTCTATCCATTCCTCAGATGCGGCCTCCCAGTTGAAGCGGATGCTGGAGGGGGTTGCCGGGACTTCTGGCCTGTCAGCGGCGACGCTCGAAGCCATTGGAGTCCGGGTGATCGTGCTTCTCTGGGCGCTTCAGAGCCAGAAGTGGGATCTCTGTGGGATGAGCCTGTCTGAGATCGGGAGGAAGATCGGCAAAACAAAGGCCGATGTGAGCCACTGGGTGAAGAAGAATGAGAAGGAGTTCGGCATCCACGCCCGTGGTCAGAAGATGCTGGAAAGCTCGAAGGTCTACAAGGCGTCAGCCAAGGCAGGTTGGTCAACCAGGAGGGAGAAAAACCCCGACAAGATGTCGGAGAGCGAAAGGCGACAGGCGCTCATGAAATTAGTGAAAACCAACAACAAAAACCAATAGATATGCAACTAACACTTAATGATCAGTATGGGGTTCAACTGACTCCATCCGGGGTTAGCTTCCCCGATAATACTCCAGAGCAAGTTGTCATCGATGTCTGGAAGTGGGGTTATTTCGTTGAGAAATATGGAGGGAAGGCGAAGAGGGCTTCCAGGGAGCATTACGAGAAGAAGTGGGGATTTCATAAGGCTCTGGTCGTGGAGGCCCAGATCATCACGGAGCTGGGCTTCGAGGTATCGGAGCGGATCGCGCTGGAATCAGATCCAATCCCAGACACGGACAGGCTCGTGAAGGTCTTCTCGGCCCTGAAGCAACGATGGAAGGTGGCCATCGAGACGGGCAATGTCGAATACCTGAAGCGCGCCGCTGATGCCCTCAAGCCCATGGTCGAGGAATGGAACCAGATCAATGAGTATCTCTCAAAGGAATCGGAGGCCATCTGATGAAGAATCCGAAGCCCATCGAGTGGTATCCCTCGGAGTTCCAGCCTGACCGTCCGATCTGCGTCTTGGCGTGGGATCAGGAAGCTCACTTCATTGCCATCTTCGAGGGAGGTGAGTGGGTCAATGCCCACACCGGAGATCCCATCGACTCTCACATCACGCACTGGGCGCATCTGCCTGAACCGGAGGCTCCCTTAGAGTGGGGGAACTAATCATGGACTCCGGTGTCATGGATCTGTGCGATCAGGTGGCGGCTCTGAAGGCTGAGTGCGGTCGGATCCGGGCGGCTGCCTCCCATGTGCTGGACAAGAGTTCCTTCTCCAATCAGGAGGAGCTGGCTGAGTTCGGGAAGGCGCTCCGTAAGCTCCAGATCGAGCTGGATCGATTCGCCCCGTCGATGGCCCTCGATGCACCGAAGTCCTGGAGGAAGCGCTGATGAATGCAGACGGCTGGGCCACGATGAACGGGAAGCTGATGCGTCTCTCCAAGTCGGGAGATGAGGCCGGTCTGTGCGGGAGGATCCCCCAGGCTGAAATCAAACGGAAGTGTGATGAGTTCTTCAAAAGTCGCGGGATGGAGCGTGTCTCGACTTTCTCGTTCGGCTCGGTCCGCCGCCGAAAGGCCCAACACATCAATGAGGAGGAGGATGATGAACTTGAAAATTTCTGAACTGGTGCGCCTGAAGTCGTCGGGCCGCCTGATGAAGGTGGTCCAGATCCATCTCAAGACCAATCAGGTCTGCGTGGTCCCTGCCGACTCGTCCGGAGGTGTTGGGATCTGGGTCAAAGTCGATGCCCTCGAGGTGCCCGGCCTGCGGTCTACCCCTTCCAATCTGGATCTGTGATCTATGAATAATAAGGAACTCAGGAACTCAGGAAATGAGGAAGAAGTTGACGAGGGATTCTGCCCTCAATGCGGTGCGCCCCCTTTCTCTCCATGCACTGGAGTGAGAGGGCAAAACAGGAAGGCTCTTCATATCGAAAGGGCGCGCGCCCAACGCCGTGCTGAGAGTCTGGGTAAAAGCCTTCTTCCTTCAGCCTTCAGCCTAACAGCCTCCCACGCATGAGCGTCTCTATTCTAGAACGGGCTTCCCGTTATATCGCGCGGATGGATGCGGCGGTCGCCGGATCAGGGGGCCATGATGCGACCTTCGCGGTGGCCTGCGTTCTGGTCCATGGGTTCGCCCTGGGTGAGTCGGAGGCGATGAGCCTGATGCAGGAATACAATGCCCGCTGCGCCCCCCCGTGGTCTGAGCGGGAGCTGGCCTATAAGCTGCGCTCGGCTGCCAACTCTAACTCAAAGAAGGGCGCCGGCTATCTGCTGGCTGGCAAGGCTGAAGGAAGAAGGATCAATGCTGAAGACTACAAGCCGATGCCGAAGCCGGAGCCGGTGGAGTTCGACCCTGCGGCCCTAGCGGCTCTCGCTGGGGAGTTCCGCCCCCGATTGGATTGGTTCGCGGCCAGATCCTATGCCGATCCCTCTCTGCTGGACTCGGCAGGGTTCCTCTCTCTCCTCTATGAGGGGGAGAAGGTCTTAATCTTCTCAGATGATAAGTCGCAAGGGCAGGCTCTCTGGCCTGATGAGCCGATCCCGGCCTGTGGCTCCCGGGGGATGTGGTATCTGGCCAATCCGGTCTCTGGCCTCGAATACCCGAACCCTCGCACGGGGAAGCCATCACGCCGCTCTGAGGAGTCGGTGACGCGCTGGAAGTTCGCCCTGCTGGAGTCCGATGAGGCTGATCCTCGCATCTGGCTCGGTGCGCTGGCCAAGACGACCCTCCCTGTATCGGCGATCTATTCCTCTGGGGGTCGCTCTGTCCATGCGCTGATCCGTGTGCCGGGCAGTGGCTCGGGGATGTCGGCTCTCTCGGGGCCGACCTCGAAGGCTGAGTGGGATGCCTGGGCTCGCGCTCAGAAGGCGACTCTCGCCCGGATCGGGGCTGATCCGAAGGCTCTGACCGCTGTGCGTCTAACCCGTCTGCCTCAGCAATACCGCCCTGAGAAGGATGCTCTCCAGAAGCTGCTCTATGTGAATCCGTGGCCCCCCTTCGGCGAGAGGATCATGGACCGGCCACCCGTCCGCGATGCGCTGCGGGATGCGGTGGAGGCGGCTCGCGCTGCGGCGTGGGGTGAGGATGCCGAGTCGATGCTGGCCTGCGCGGAGAGGCTGGAATTTTACGCTCCCTGCAACCCGAAATTCTCTCCGATGGCCTCGGAGCTACGACGGGACGCGGGGGCTCTGGCCGATCTCCACCACCGATAGGGGTGGGAGCAGGGCTGAAGACTGAAGGCTGAAGGCTGAAGAAAACCAAGATTTGACTGACTCAACGAACACACGCACATGACTGAAAACAATGAACCCTCTCCCACCCCAGGCACTGACCCGGGTCTGCCGCACATCGAGCTTCCCCGGGTGGGGAGGATCCTCTCGGAGTTCGCCCACGATATCGGTGAGGTGATGAGCCGGAACGGGGTCTTCCTCCAAGACGGGCTGCCCGTGGTGCTGGAGCCGAAGACTGACAGGATGCAGCCGCTGACCCCGGCCTGCTTCCGCACCTATGCTGAGAAGAATCTCCGCACGGTGAAGCTGGTGAAGATGCCATGGAAGAAGGAGGACGGCTCGGATGCCTATGAGGCGCGGCCCGACTCGATGAACAAGATGCAGGCAGAGGCGTGCCTGACCTCGCACCAGTTCCTCACCCTGCAACGGCCACTGCGCCGGATCTCGCGCATCCCGGTGCCGATCATCCGCGCTGGTGAACTGACTCTCCAGACGGCTGGCTATGACGAGGAGACCAAGATCCTCGTGAAGGAGGCGTAGGCCGAAAGGCTGAAGGCTGAATTATGAAGGATGAAAACCGAAAGACTGCCGAGAACGGCAAGGGCGATGCGCCCAGGAATAATTTCTCAAAGGAGTATCGTCGCAACTTTGCAGTGATCAACTGGAAGAAAAAGGAACAGAAACCAAAACCAAACACGCACGAATAATGACCTATGACCTGATGCCCAAGGAGGCTGCCGTCGATTACCTGACCGACCTCCTCCACGAGTTCCCCTTTGCCGATGATGGGGGGCGATCCCTCTCCTGCCAGATCGCGGCGATGATGACGCGCTTCGCAGTCTCACTCCTGCCTGAGCAGGCTCAGGTGCCGCTGGTCATCTGGAATGCCAACGGCCCAGCCGCCGGGAAGTCTCTCCTCGCCATGGTGGTGGAGGTGCCGGTGAGGGGATTCGCCGCGATGCGCGCCCTGCCGGAGGAACGCGAGGAGCTTCAGAAGGTGCTCGACTCGGAGGTGCTGGCGGGTTCGGACTCGGTGATCTTCGATAATGTGAAGGACAAGCTGGATTCTGCCTACTTGGAACAGTTCGCGACTTCCTCGGTGGTCTCGGTGCGTCGGCTCGGCTCGAGCGCTAAGTATGAGGTGGCCAAGCAGACAATGCTGATGTTCACCTCGAACCAGGCGGAGGTCTCCTCTGACATCGCCCGGCGGTCGATCTTCATCGATCTCTTCCAGAAGGAGGCAGACCCTCAGGCGCGCAAGATCGAGAGGCCGATGGGGGCTGAGTATCTGGCGAGGCCGGAGGTGAGATTCGCCATTCTCTCGGCTCTCTGGTCGCTCATCGTGGCATGGGACAAGGCCGGGCGTCCTGCCTGCTCGTCGCGGTTGGTGGGCTTTGAGGACTGGTCACGGGTGATCGGGGGGATCGTGGAAAATGCGGGCTTCGGCGATCCGCTACGAAAGCCCGAGAGCGAGGACTTCGGAGATCCAGACGCCGCCGATATGCGCGATCTGGTGCAGGCGATGGCCGAGGGGACGTTCCAGGATGGCATTGAACTCCGCACCCGTGAGGGGGTGACATTCGACGAGGTGATCTGGATCTGCCGCAACCGGGGGCTGTTCGAGGAGCAGATCAAGGGGAAGACGGACCGGGAGACCAAGGAGTTTGAGATCTATACCTCAGCAAGGACGAAGATGTCGCGGCTCTTTGCCCGCTACAATGGGCGGGTTTTCCGCTTCGGGGAGGAGCTGGGGACGGTGAAGCTCGAACGTGTGGGAGGGAAGAATGACAGGAAGTGGCGCGTAAGCTGAAGGAACTGGCGTCACATTCAACCCTGTGCAAGGCTCACCGGCCATGCACAGGGTTTTCCTTTTTCTAGCACTCATCCTGACAGGATGTGCCTCCACTAAACTTGAACAAGATGATGCGGTTCTTCATGCCTATACATCGGGCCTTATCGACGGCGCTACAGCCGCACACCGATCATCCTCCCATCGTCCCGCGCCCTCTGGTCAACTCTCGGAATGAGGACGATGAACGTCCTGAAGGAGCCATGGATCTCGTGAAGAGGGAGCGGGGTTTTGTTTTGTGCGCCCATTCGGGACGATGAACGTCCTCCTCCGGACGATGCTTCCGCACCATCTCATTGGGTTTGAAACCGCTTACCAACAATCTTTTATATAATCTCTTAAGGAGATAAGGACGATATTCTGATATCCCAGTCAGTTTTTCTCTCGGTCGCTCCAGTAGAAACTGGTGGGAATCGACGATGAGCGTCGGAACGTCCTCGCCCACCCCCTCCGGAAGGAATCTTTTACCATCTCTCACTCCTCGCGGTTGGGCGGACTGGCGTTGTTTTTGCGTGAATTAGCTTGGAACGTTAGGGAAGCCGTTTAGTTCCCACCATTCCGCATCCGTTCCGTTCCGTTCCTTTGACACGGAACGGAAGCCATGAGGAATTCCCGTCACGAGTCCGCGCTCATCGAAGATTGCGCCTCCGCTCACTCCGTCTCCGTCCGCGCCGTCAGGAACTGGCGAGTGAAGGACGACCCCCGATGGAGGGAGTTCATCCGGTCCCGTGCCCAGGACTCGACCTTCGCCTTCGCCCGTCCTGAGTCCGCCGCCAAGCCAATGACCCAGGAGGAGACGGAACATGCCGCAGCCGTTCGCCATGCCCGGCTCTCTATCCTCTGTGACAAGACGGAAGAGGCTGGGAATTTCAACTCCCTCGGTGCCCTGCTGAAGTCTGCTTCCGAAGCGCACAAGCTCTGGCTCCAAGTCGCCGAGAACAACCTGAAGCTGGCCACCTCTGCCGGTCGGCTGGTCGAGGTCTCGAAAGTCTCGGAGTTCATCCTTGGGAACATGGCCATGGCGAAGGGCCTGATGGAGAACCTTCCCGACGTGCTGGCGGCACGGATCGAGTCTCAGGCCGATGTTGCCGGGATCGTCCGCGACGAGGTGGTCGCCATCCTCCGCGAGCTGGCCGCCGCCTCCGCTTCCGCGCCTTGGAATGCCAAGGCCCCCGCCCCCGATGTCACCGGCACTCCAGAAGCTTGAGGCCGATCTGGCTTCCATGTGGGAGCCAAAGGAGCGACCTGATCCCCTGACATGGGCGGAGCGGGAGATCGTCCTCGATCCGCGCTTCTCTCCGCGCCCTGGGCGCTTCTCCTGTGACTTCACCCCCTACCTCCGACAGCTTCACCTCTGGTTCGGCGACAGGAAGATCCGGCAGATCACCTTCGTGAAGAGTGCCCAGATCGGCGGCACCACCCTGCTTGCGAACCTCATCCAGTATGCCGTCGCCGAGGATCCCGGTCCGATCCTCTACGTCACCTCGACCGCTGAGAATGCCAAGTCATGGAGCGAGCGTGAACTCATCCCCCGGCTGCGCTCCTGCGCGGCCATCAAGCCGGTCATGCCTGACGACCCCGATCTGTTCAAAAAGACCGAGATGCAGTTCAAGTCATGCACCCTCAAGCTCGTCGGGTCGAACTCCGAGGCCAACCTCGCATCCCGTCCCACCCGCTACCTCTTCTGTGACGAGGTGGACAAGTGGCCCGACGCCTCCGCGACCGAGGCTCCGTCCCTCGAGCTTGCCATGGCTAGGACGAACTTCTACCGGACGATCTGCAAGCGCGTCCTGGCATCGACTCCCACCGTCGAGACCGGCGCGATCTGGTCGCAGTTCATGGCCGGGAGCCAGCACCGCTACCATGTCGCCTGCCCGGACTGCGGAGCCGAGCAGCACCTCGAGTTCGATCAGGTCAAATGGTCGGATGAGCTTCGAGGTCCGGATGGGGCGTGGGATCTGGACGGCGTGGCCGACACCGCCTGCTACCAGTGCCGCGAGTGCGGGGAACTCTGGCCACAGGAGATGCAGAGAAAGCTCGTCGCCGCTGGCCGCTGGATCGCCGGGAATCCCCTCGCACCCCGCGACCATATCTCCTGCCACATCTCCGCCCTCTACTCACCGCAGATGACTTGGGGGGAGCTTGCCAAGCTTTTCCTTCAGAAGTCCTCCTCTCCCGGAGGGCTCCATGATTTTCGGAATACCTACGAAGGGCTCCCCTTCGAGAACCGCGCTGCCTCCGTGAAAGAGGATGCCATCCTCGAGCTGCGCGTCGGCTACCGGCTGCGCGAGATCCCTGATGAGGTCACGGCGGACGGATCGCCTGCGATCCTCACCCTCTGCGCCGATCCGGGCGAGAAGCAGACACATTGGTCGGTCGAGGCTCGAAATGACCAGGGAGAGAGTTGGGTCGTGGACTACGGCACCGTCCTCTCCGTCGAGGATCTCATCTCGCCTGAGTTCCTCGCGGCTCGCCGCTACCAGTTGCCCGGGAGCGACGAGATCGTCGCGCCGGTGGCCGGGCTCATCGACTCGGGCTTCCTGACGGAGCGGGTCTATTCTGTCTGCGCGAAATCGGGGGGCCTCTACTACCCGTCCAAGGGATCAGAGAGCACCTTCGGGAACTACGCCGTCACCACCATCAAGGGGCTGAATATCCTGCTCTACACCTACGGAGATTTTGCCTGGAAGACCCACCTGTATCTCGAGCGGATCAAGAAGCGGCTTCCGCCCCGCCTCCACCTTCCTGAGGATGTCGGTCGAGACTTCATCGAGGGGCACACCGGCCAGCAGATGCTGGAGAACAAGAACAGCCGGGTCTCCCCCTTCTACTGGAAGAAGGTCACAGCCGATCACTTCGGTGATTGCACCAAGCTTCACTGCGTCGCCTGGGCGATCATGAGGAACCAACTGGGACGAAGGGATCCAGCCTCGGAAGAAAAGGCCCCCTGACCCTTTGACACGGGGGGGCCTTCATGGCCTCGAACACTCCCGACCATGCCAAGATTTCTGGCATCAAGTCCTACCTTCTGCGGAACTTCTTGTTGGAGGATCTGCGCGAGCTTGAGAAGAAGGTTTTCAACCAAGCGGTTGAGGATGTCACCATCACCGGGACGAGTGCCGAGGGGGGATCTGCTAATGGAGAAGTGACCCTTCCGAAGTGGGCTTACCTGAACGCGATTACGGAGTGCATCGCCGTATTGGACCCGACCGCAATTATCCAGACCCGCCAGCTTGGCACCTTTCCCGACTTCGGCAACCTACGATGGTCGGTTTGATTTTCTCGGGGACGCCTGAGAGATCCCGGTGCCGCTCGACTTTTTCGGCGGCTTGATATGGTCAGCCCAGCCGGGAACCAATTTAGCAGTCCAATGTTCCAAGGTAGGCGAGAAGGTCTCCAAAACCATCTGGCTCCGTTCGATTCGGAGGGGCTGTGCCATTTGATTTCCGTTTGAATTTTGACAGGTACGCTCATGCATGAGCGAACCGAAATCAAAGCGTGGTGGCTATCGACCCGGCGCGGGTCGCCCTAAGAAGACAACCAACTTCTCCTCTGCCGATGGCATTGCCTCGCCACAGCGGATGTGGATCTACACGCCGACCTTGGACGCGAGCAAGGCACTTACCCCTTCGGCAAGGATTGAGCAGACCAAGAAATCCTTTTTCCTCTACGAGAACATCGGCCTTGCCGCCCGTGCGGTGGATGGCGTGGCGAAGTTCGTCGGCCCTCTGATCCCGCAGGCCAAGACCGCCGACGAGAATTGGAACCGACTCGCCGAGCAGGCATTCGAGGACGCCTGCGGCAACTCCGCTTTCGGCGTCGATGTCTCCAAGCAAGTCAACTTCTACGACGCGCAGGAACTTTTGGTGAAGCAGATGGCCCTTGCTGGGGATGTCTTCTGGCAGAAGCAGACATCGAACAGCGACCGCGCCATGTTCCGGATCATCCCGGGCGAGAACGTCGGATCGTCTCACAGCGATGTGGCAAACGGATGGGTGGACGGAGTGAAGGTCAGCAAGCTCGGTGCTCCGACCCGCTACCGAGTGCTGAAGGCCCCCGGTAACTACGCAGAATACAACGAGATCAGCGCGGACGACCTCACCCGAGTTGGGAAGGTGGACCGGATTGGTCAGGTGAGATCCCGCCCGTGGCTCCACCGCGCAGCCGACCACTTGCAGGACATCACCGAGATCCTCGGCTATGAGAAAATGAGCGCAAAGCTCGGTTCCTCCTTGGCATTTGTCATCACCTCCCCGGAGGCCGGGCAGATCGGACTCGGCTCCTCGCTTCAAAAGGTCCAGTCGGGATCTGGCACGCCAGTCACGAAGGATCTCATGACCGATGGTTCGATCATCCCGCAGTTGAAGCCGGGAGAGAAAATCGAGTCGTTCAACAACGCCCACCCGTCCGCGAACCTCGACACTTTCCTGAAATACCTCAGGCGCGACATCGCGCACGGGTTCAACATGCCTGCCTCGGTCCTCTTCGATCCCGAGGAGGCCGGGGGCGCGACCATGAGGTTTGCGATGGAGGACGCAGCCAAGACCATTGGCCGCATTCAAGAGATTATCATCCAGTCATTCGCCGCGCCATTCTGGAGGTTCTGGGTCTGGCAGGAGATCCAGAGCGGACGCCTGCCCATGCCGAACGACGGCAGCGATTGGTGGAGGTGCGAGTTCACGGCACCGCAGAAGGTCTCCGTGGACATCGGGCGCGATGGCCGCCTCTTCAGCGACATGGTTCAGCGCGGGCAGATCTCCCCGCAGGAATTTCATAACATGAGGGGCAAGGATCACGATCAGGTTCTGGACGACACGATCCGCGCCGCCGTCCGTCGCAAGAAGCGGGTGATGGAGATCGCCGCCGAGGAGGGAGTCCAGATCAGCGTCTCGGAGGTTTTCCCTCCTGCTCCCGGCTCGCCAGTTGTCCCCACCGCGGAGCCAGTGGCAGACCCCGCCGTTTGACACTCCGCATTTCTCCAATATGCAGAAGCTGACTCTTTTCGCCGCCGCGACTGGCTCACGGGTTGACCGTGAGTATGGCATCCTGCGCGGCGTCTCCGTCATCACCGAGGGAGAGGCCAAGGGTCACGGCATGATCGTGGACGGCGTGACGATTGAGCAGGTCAAAGCCTGCGCCGAGACCTATGTGGACGGCCTGCGCGTCAAGATGGATCACGCCACCGGGATCGACGCGATGGTCGGCGTCCTCCGTGACTTCCAGATCGACGGCATTCAGCTTCGCGCCGATCTTCACCTCATCAAGTCGCACGAGGATTTCGAGAAGATCCTCGAGATGGCCGAGAACATGCCCGGCTCTTTTGGTCTTTCCATTTCTTTCTCGGGAGAAAGCGAGGATGTCGAGGTTCCCTACGATGACACCGAGAAGGTTGAGCCGAACAGCGGAGAGCTTCCTCCGTCAGTTGGTGGTTCCGTCGAGATCGCCCGCGCCGCCCGTTGCATGGAGATCTACTCAGCCGACCTCGTCGATCAGCCCGCAGCCAATCCCTCCGGACTCTTTCAAGTTATGCCAGAAGACATCAAACCCGAAGAGGTTCCCCCTGCCGCTCCCGTTGAGGAAGTGAAGGTCGAGGAAGTCACCGAGTCCCAGCCCATCGAGGAGAAGGCCGACGAGGCCGTCGTCGAGCTTCAGGTGGACGGCCCCAAGGGCACACAGCACGACCCCGAAGGTCCGAAGGAAGTGAAGGGGCCTGAAGGCACGCAGAATCTCCCCGGTGATGCGGTCGAGCCTGCTGCCGAAGTGGTAGAGCCTGCCGCACCTGCCGAGGAGGTCGTTGAAGAACTCCCCGAGGAGAAGCTCTCCTCAAAGCTTTCCGACATTGTTCTCAATTTCGAGAACACCAAGTCCGAGGTCATCAACCTCCGCGCCGACCTGGAGACCGCTCACAGGAATCTCTCCGCGCTGAGGGCCGAGGTTGAGAAGCGTGATCTGGCTATCGCCAAGCTCGAGGATCTCAAGCGAATCGCCCTCCGGGCCGCTGGACTTCTCCCCTCCGATGTCGAGATCGAGATCGAGGCGCAGGCCGCTCCCTTCAACCCCGCCGAGGCTTATGCCGCCGCCGTCGAGGCAGGCGACAAGAAGCTCGCCGCCGAACTTTTCAAGCAGCACAAGGCCGCGATCTTCGCAGCCCGCCGCAACTAATTTCATGAGGCAATAACGCTCTCAGGAAAGCCAAGCAAACCCCAACCCAACCCAACCCACCATGCCCAACACAATCGATTCCGCGCTCATTTCGAGCACGATCTCGGAGCAGGCTCAGACGGTCCTCGCCAATCGCTTGGCCGCCCTGAACCTCTTCAGCACCGACTTCTCAGCAGAGGTCAAGAAGCCCAAGGACACCATCCAGGTGCCCATCGCGTCAGCCGCTGGTTCCACCAGTGTCAACCCCACCTCGTTCAACTCGACTGGCAACTCGACCCTGACAAAGGCGACAGTCGTTCTCGACCACCTGTATCAGCCCTTCGGCTTGGACTACGTGGACATCCAGAACGCCATCAAGCTCGAGCGTCTGGTGAAGATTAACCTCAACGCCCTCGCCGACAGGATCTGGCAGGCCGTCACGACACCGATCACAACCGCCAACTTCGGTGCGGCAGTTGTGGCCCCGGCTAATGCCGCTGCGAACTTCGCCGCTGGCAACCTCGCGACCCTCTGGTCCTCGATCAGCCGTAGCACCAGCAAGGGCCTTGTGCTCTCGCCGACGCTCTACAGCGGCATCATCCCCACCGCCACGACTGGCCTGACGCTCGACAAGGGTGCCTACGGCTTCGACAACGGCATCTACTACGCCAACCAGTTCTCGGGCCAGACCCGTCTCGCTGGTTTCGCTTGCAGCCCCGAGGCTCTCGCGATTGCCTCCGCAGCCCCCGGCATGGATCACATTCGCGACCGCATGCTGGTCAGCGACGTGGTCTCCATCGACGGACTCGGCCTGAACGTCTACTACAACGTCTGGAGCGATCCTTCCAGCCGTGCGCTCGTAGCGAGCGCCGAGGTGATGTTCGGTGCCGCAGCCGCAGTCACTTCCGGAACGATGGGCCTCATCGTCACCGCCGCCTAAGTCCTCCCCTAGGCACACAAGCAAGGCCGTCCCTCGTGCGTGGGGGACGGCCTTCTGCTTTTGACAGGGGCCTCTCTGCATGGCCCTGTCTCGATCAGCAATCGCCGCCTTCCATGCGAAGGGGCTTGCCAGCATAGCCGATGCTCTCGGCACACAGGTCACCATTTCTGGGCGAACCTTCTACGCCCATGTAAGCACCCCTCAGGTTGGGACCGAGATGAATGATCTGGGCGGGTTCAACATTGATCGTGAGATCACCCTTCGATGGCCAGTTGGCCGTGCTCCGAAGCCCTCGAAGGGGACCACCGTCCTGCTGGTGGCTGAGAATATCACCTACACGGTCGAAAGCGCCACCTCACTCCTCGGTTCCCCTCTTGGGAACGAGATCAAAGTCACCGCCGTCCGAGCAACGAAATGAACCCCCTTCTGATCGAAACAAGCATGAGGACGGCGCTGGCCGCCTCGGCATTCACCGGCACCCAGATCAACCTCGGCAGCGACTACGCCGAACTGAACCCGGAGGCGGTCAACCTCATCGTCTCCTGCGCATCGGTGGATCAAATCGCCGGGGGCCTTCACAAGGCGGAGTTAACCGTCAAGATCACGGCACCATCCCTGCTGGGGAGTGCCTCGATGGCGACCTTCGTCTCGACCATCAACTCGCTCCGGGCCGCGCTCACCTCGAGCTACCTGAACACGAACTGGCCCACGGGTGACACCTTCCAGCCCTCATTCGGAGGCATCTGGGTCAGCGGGACAAAGACCTCCCAGGAGGATCACGCATGGGTGGCTGAGATCGCCTGCATGCTCGGGGTCTCCGAGTGATGTTTGTCTGCCGATCCTCCCGGATCAGGAACCCTTGGACTGCTGTCCTTCGGGCTTCTCGGCCTGCGCCTCAAATGACTATCCCGCGTTCCCACGCGCGATTTGACACGCCAGCACTTCCATGAGCGCCGAGCCCAATGAGCCAATTCCAAACCCCTTGATCCTCGAAAAGGATGTCGTGAAATCACCCGCCCCTGCTCCCGAACCCGAACCCTCCAAATAACATGCCTGCCATCGGCGTCACATCCGCCTTCCAAGCCCTCGTCACCCCCGGCTCCGGCACCGTCATCTCCGAGGTGACACAGGATGCCTCCCGCGAGGTCAAGACCGTCAAGAACGCCAGCGGCGTCACCGTTCAGGCGGGAGTCCTGCCGATGACCGAGACCAAGATCTCGGTGAAGGGCAAGGGCGCACCGGCCCTCACGCTGGCCGTCGCAGGCACCGCAGGCGTCGGCGTCACGATCACGACCGGCACCGTGGCCATCACCTCGGTCTCCGTGGACGAGTCCAACGAGGACTATCCCGACTTTTCCATCGAAGCCTCCCGCTGGAGCTAACCTACCAACCGACCACGACCATGCCAGCCATCACCGCCTCACTCGGCATCTCCTCCTTCACCAGCGGCACGATCTCCAAGGTCACGACCTCCCGCAAGGTCGAGACCAAGGTGCTCAAGGATCGCACCGGAGCTTTTAGCGAAGCCGCGAAGTTCGACCCCACCGGCGAGTTCTCCGTCGACGGCGCGGGCGACTACCCCTCCATCGCGCTCGGCGTGGCCACCCTGAACATCCCCTCCACGATCACCGGCGGGACCATCATCATCGACAGCTACTCGCAGACCGAGAAGAACGACGACTTTCCGAACTGGAAATACAGCGGGAAGCATTTCCCAAACACAGTGGCCTGATCTAGGACCGGCTGACATTCTGATATGATCGAAACCAACACCAAGCTCAGCGTGCTCGCCGACCACGAGCACCCGCTCAAAAGCGCAAACACCCACCTCGTCGCGGCGGCAGCGACCTCCGGAGGGGAGATCGCCCCCCAGGGATACCTCGACACCATCGAGCAGGGCCACGACGGGAAGCCCCGCAGGACCGTTGTCTGGCTCATGGCCGACAAGGAGATCACGTTCAACTCCTTCGATGGAGAGAAGATTTCCACCGCCGAGTTCATCAAGCGTTGGCTCGACAAGGAATGGCTCGCCGCCAATCCAGACCACCCCATCACCTACATGAGGTTTTACCAGAAGACGCTCCAGTCTCTCAGGGATGCCATCCGGGAGCAGACCCCGACGATCAAGGTGACCCGTGGAGGCCGCGCTGCCTACATCCCGGCGAGTGCCACCGAGGAACAGAGGGCCAAGCTCCTCTCCAAACTCTAAAGCCATGACCGAGGAAACACTCAACGAACGCATCTATGCAGACGAGCCGGTGATCGGCGGGGTCAAGGTTCGCCCCTTCAGTAATCGGGTGAAGCTCAAGCTCCAGCGGATTCTGCGCTGGCTCGACATCGAGGAGGAGGATCGCAACGAAGAACTGCTCTTTGCCTTCATCTACCTGATCGCAGCCCCCATCGAGCGGGTCGCGCTGAACACACTGAACAAGTCTGCCTACCTCGTGGACAAGGACGCCTTCTTGGAGGGGATAAGCGAAGCGGATCTGAAGGCAGCAGCCGACTGGTTTGTGACCGTCACTGGGCTGGAGAAAGAGACCTCGGTCGAGGTGCTTCCAAAGCCCTCCACGGCAAGCTCGGAGACGGCACCCCCAAACTAATCGAGCCTCCCTCACTGGCCTCGCTGATATTCACGCTGGCCAAGGAGGGGGGCTTCAGCGAAGAGGCATTGATGGAAATGCCTGTCTACCGGGTGAACGCCTATTACCACGCCGCGCTACGGTCTCACGACTGCTGGACCGTGAAGGAATCAGCCCCGGCGACTGTGCAGATCGACGAACTGATGGCCTTTGCCAAGGGCGACTCGGTTGACATCGAGGAGGAGTGGTGAGCAAGAACGCCCTGACCATCGACACGAGCAACTTCAACCGGGCCATGAGGGATCTCTCCCGCTTGAGCGGGGTCAGCTTCAAGCAAGTTATCATCTCGGAGACCGGTGCGATCCTGCAAAAGACCATCTCCAACCAGCAGGCAGCAGATGCCGGCAAGATCCGCGCCAGACAGGCCAGGGGAAAGATCAGCAAACCCGAGATGCAGGAACTCTTGAAGCGTCGCGGACTTGCCAAGCAGTCCTGGCTTGCCATTGCCGAAAAGCTCATGACGCCGGTCAAGGCCCCCGGCTATGTCACCAAGGCCACCGTGAAGGGCAATGCTTATGACCATGAAGTGAAGGTGAGCGATAAAAAATCAGGGGGCCTCTTTAAGCTGATTATCGAAAACTCCATGCTGACCACGGTCAGGAGCATGGGCCGCGTCGCCCTGCTCAAGGCCATCAACGGACGCACCTCCTACTTCAAGGCAAACCTGAAAAGGGGCGTATTCAAGAAGGTTTCAACCATCGCCAAGAAGTATCCAGGCATGAAGGTTCGGGGATTTTGACACCCATCTCAGATAGAAATGGCCAACGATAGCATCATCTTCGGGATTGGAGGGGATACCTCCGGCCTTCAGCAGTCGCTGAACCGGGCGACCTCTGCTGTCGCCGGGGCCACCTCGAAGATGGCATCTGCTGGGTTTGGTCAACTGCTAGGCCCCATTGCAAAAGTGGTCGGCGCAGTCGGCTCCATCTCTGCGGTGATGGCCGGGATGAAAGGGGCGCTCGACCTCGGTGGCGAGTTGACGGATCTCTCCAACAGGACCGGAGTTGCCGTCGAGTCACTCTATGGACTGCGGCAGGGGTTCAAGGATGCCGGGGTCGATGCCGAGAAGCTCGGCCCTGCGGTCAACAAAATGCAGAAGGCCCTATCATCCGCTGTCGGAGGAGGGAAGGAGGCCGATGTGCTCAAGAGCATGGGGCTTGATCCTCAGAGCCTCGCCTCGATGGATTCTGGCCAAGCCTTCGCCCAGATCGGCAATGCCATCGCGCAGTTGCCTAACAGCACCGAGAGGGCAGCGGCGAGCATGGCACTGTTTGGCAAGAGTGGCGGCGAGTTGCTTCAGGTCTTTATGGACCCGGCTTTCAAGAACGCCGGGAACATCTCCGAAACGGCAAAGCTGCTTGGTCAGAATGCGGGGATCTTCGACAAGGCAAGCGACTCACTGGGACGCGTCGGCCCCAAGTTGCAAGGGCTCTTTGTCGGCGTTGCAAGTGGGATGACTGGACTCTTGGACTCACTGGCAAATGGGATCGACAGAGTCGACCTGACAACACTGGGAAAAAATCTTGGTATTGTTGCTGGGAACTTTTCCACAAATTGGAAAGCTGCCGCGAAGAATGCGCTTGATGACATAAGCAAACTCATTGGATTTGCGCTTTCTGGTGATGCGCTCAAGCTCTTTGGCATTGAGCTAGTGATCCAAGGCTCAAAGCTTAAGGACGCACTTTTCTCGGCATTCAGGGAGCCTCTGAATTATTTCGCTGCTTTTATTGAAAAGATCACTAACAAGGCGCACGACATAACTTTCAAGGGATTATCAAAAGAGGAGCGTGGGAACCTTAAAAACTCAGAGCAATTAAGCATCAAGCAGAGGGATGATGCATTCTTCAAAGAGCAAGAACTCACGCGCAAAAAAAATTTCATGCCCTATGGTGCAGCCGGGGGGAAAGAGTTGGATGCTCAGATTGCAAAACAGCAACAGATTCAAAAGTCGGCAGAGGCAAACATCCTCGCTATTCAGGACAGACTCAAAAACAACGGGAAACTGGACACCAAGTCCGTAGACCAGATTGCGGCAGAGAATAAGGCCGGGGGGATTGATTATGTTGCTGATGCGAAAGCAGCCGCAGATGCGAACCGCTCTGCCCTTCAAGACTCGGCTGACCAGATCAAGGCTAGGTTGTCCACGCAATTTGACGGCATCAAGTTCTCCTCCTTCACTCCGACCGCTGCAACTCTGGCCGCAAACGCCAAAGCCACCGCCGACAACGCCAATCGTGGCAATAAGGATACCACATTTAACCCTGCCGATATCGGTCAAGCCGCAGCAGTGAAGCAGTCCATCTTCGCCGACAGCCTTGCCAAGGTCGGCGGCGGCGGCATCTCCATCGGCGGCGGTGGCAACCCCATCCTTGAGGAAAACAAGCGTCAGACCGGCCTGCTTCAAAAGATCCACCAGAGCCTTTCCAAGGGATCGCAGGGTCAGGCCGAGTTTGCCCCAGCGTAAAAGATCATGCCCGACACCATCGTTTCAAAATCAGCCAGGTGGGATTCCAAACTCAACTCGTGGGTCACGACCACGACCCTTGAGTCCCTCGGATCTTTCCCTGCGATCCCCACGACCGCCGTCAACGCCACCAAGAGCTTCGATGACGGGGTCTACCGCTGCACCTACGAGGACGTGGGGGACAACACCGGGACGACTCCCGCACCTCCACCTTCCACTAATTCCTCCTACGAGATCCACACCACGACCTCGACCGAGCCACTAAAGAGTTTCTGGAAGTTCGCCTCGGGCCAACCTTGGTTCCTCTCGGCCTCGGACCTCGCCATCATCGCCGACTGCGAGAGCGGTGCGAAGAAATACAGCGACTATACCGCCGCAGGAAGCGGCAGTGACGGCCTGCGATCCTACTGCATCCTCTTTGGCAAAGGGATCGAGAGCGTCCTGAAGCCCTCCATCACGCTTTCCATCAGCGCGGATGAATCCAGCCTCCCCTCGATGGCCGACATCGGCAAGGTGGCAACCGGCCTGACTGGGACTCCCACACTGCCGACCGGCGGCAACTGGCTCCTGACGGGCATGACCGCTTCCGCGCTTTCCAACGGAAAATGGAGGATCTCCCGCGAGTATCGAGCGAGCGGCCAGCTTGGTTGGGAACCAACACTCTACACCTGATGCCTCGCTGTCCACGGCTCACAAGCGGGGGATCGTTCACGCCCGCGATCTGGGAGCGGTTCGCCGCATGGATCGACGGCGAGCTTCGAGCCCGTGAACTCCAGCCCGGCCCCGGCTACACCTTCCTGCGATCCTCGGGGGGCTACTCGCTGAATATCTCCGGGGGAGGCGGCCCCTCAGCACCCGTGAAGTCTCCGTGGGATCAAGTCACGGGCTCCATCAGCTCGACCACGATCACGTTCAAGTTCCAGCCCGGATCGGTCGGCGGGGTCATGCCCTCCAATATCTTTACCGACTTCACGGCTCCCTTGACCGACACCAAATGGTTCTGGGTCGATGCCAACACGACGGCGGGATCAGTCTCCTCCTGCACGATCTCAAGCGGCTCCACCCAGCCAGCAATGGCAACGGCAGCGGCAGATGCGCCACCCGCCTCGTTCAAGGTGTTGATCGGCGTCAGCGTGAACGGCACCTATTTCAATGTCCTGAAGAAGAATATCTCTGCCGTCCCGGTTGAAAGCTACCGGACAAGCAGGACGGGAGCTGGCCCCTTCGAGCTTCCCTATACGAGCTACTGGAACTGGGTTTTCGCATGAACTCTTGGGTGATCCCGCGCACAGTCACGGTGCCGGTCGGATCGTGGAGGCAGACAGTCACGAGTCCCTCCTATTCATTCATCGATGGAACAAGCATCGCGAATGTTCCAAGCTCTAGCGCCAGCGCCTCGGGCTACAACGAACCCGCCACAGCCTCAGCGGCTCTCTCCTCCAGTTTTGTCACGACAGGAGCCACTGCGGCCATCACGGCGACAACGGCCACCGTGGCCTCATCG